GTATAAGAGACAGCTTTATACCTCATTTCACTTAACACGATAAATCAAGTAACTGGACGGACTAGCTTAAGCGTAAGAAAACTCGTATCATACGTTTTTGAGCTTATCGGAGCTACTTTTCACGCCAGATCCACAGCTGCGAATTCAAGTCGTACGTTACTTCTTTCAAGCACTGATCGACAGTTAAATCTCGAAATCAGATCACAAGAAGGGAACATCATAACCATGGCCTATACAGGAGATACAATCAGGCTTTATGGCAGATTCTATAACTGGTCAGGCGAACTTTCCGATGTCACTGATCCAAGCATCACTATTTTCGACGGCAAAGGTAATCAAATTATAATAGACGTCCCGACGAGGCAGCAGGCGGGAGTTTATTACTTTGATTACACCATCCCAGCAGGATTTTCAGATCCACTGGTCTATGAAATCAGTGGCATCATGGAAGGCACACCAATACTGGCGCGTTCGACGATTGACCGGAGGTGGGTCTAGTGATAGGACGAATTAAAGTTGTTGTCCCCGTAAGTGCGGAGCCCATCTCGGTGGATGATGTAAAAGATCAGCTCAGAATTGACACCGCAGACGAAGATGACTACCTAGCGGACCTTATCTTTGCCGCAAGAGACTACGCTGAGAATTATACAAGGCTTAGTCTAGCCAGTCAGACCCTTGAACTGATGCTAGATGCACTGCCAGAAGTTGACTTCATAGAGCTGCCTCGATCCCCTGCTTGGTCGGTCACTTCATTTAAAATCACCGATGTCTTCGGGATCGATACCAATTTGATTTTAGGAACGGATTACCTCGTAGATTTTGACCAGATCCCGGCGCGCATCGTGCTGCCTTACAATAAATCTTGGCCCGGTATAGAACTGCACCCCGTCGCACCAATTAGGATTAGGTATGAAGCTGGGTATAACAACACGACTAATAAAATCCCTTATAGCCTAAAGGCAGGTCTACTTCTTCATGTCGGACTCCTTTACCAGTATCGGGATGCCGAAATTCCAGAAGGCGCCATGACCACCGTAAAACGACTCTATGATATGCACCGCACCATTTGGTTTTAGCGAGGTGCTTAAAATGCTTAACGCAGGCCAACTAAACCACCGAATCACCATCGAAAAAAATGAACCCATAACAAGTAGCGACGGTAGCCCACTAGAAAACTGGGTGACCGTCGTTTCTGTTTGGGCCGATTATCAAGCAAAGAGTGGTCGTGAATTCTTTGCGGCGCAGCGGTTTAATGCTGAGGTAAATGCCCTTTTTCGGATTAGATACCGAGCGGACCTCAACGTCAAAATGAGAGTGAAGTATAAAAACAGGTGTTTTGAGATTTTATTTCTGAATGATACCGGTAAAGACCAAGGAGAACTGGTCCTAGCCTGTCGAGAGGTGGTCTAAGTTGACAATTGAAGAAGCCATTTATCATAGGATTAGCACCGAAGTCACCATCCTTGGCGGTCGGGTATATCCCGTCACCATTGAACAAGGATGCACCCTCCCGGCTGTCGCGTATAAGCGTATCAGTACTCGTCGCGATCCTACCCTCACCAATCAGGGCGGCTGTTTCGTCTCAGTGCAGTTTGACATCGTAGCTACCGACTACACATCCATGAGGCAAACACGTGATGCAGTGCGCACAGTGTTTGAAGACATCATTGGTCAGTATGCGACTGGTGCACCCTATATTCAAAGGACTGACATCATGAATGAAATGGACGGCTTTGATACCGGAACAGAAATGTCACTTGGAGTTCTTGAAATTGAATTTTACTATACTGACCTTTAAGGAGGACAATACACTATGGCATCAATGGCTAAAGCCGGCAATACCACCACATTAAAAATAGGCGCCACGACCATCGGTGAAGTCAAGAAGATCTCGCCGCTAGGATCTAAACGCGATGAGATCGACGTCACCACCCTATCAAGCGCAGCTAAAGAATTTATCCTAGGCCTTAAGGACTATGGCTCCGTCACCGTCACCATCAACTGGTATCCGGGAGACGCAGGTCAAACTGCAGTTAGGACGGCCTTCACGAACCAAACCACGGATCTTTATACGATTACTTTTCCCGCATCCCTCGGTGCAACCTATACCTTCTATGCGCTTGTCATGGAACTTCCTGGTCCAGAGGTTGGTAACGAGGTTCTGGAATCTGAGATCGTCCTTCGCGTCACGGGTGAGGCGAACCTTGGAACCGCTGCCTCCGGAGGTATTACTGCCCTGGCACTCTCAGGTGGTTCACCAGCACCGACCTTCGCGACTTCAACGCTGAACTACTACGTCACCTGGACAACCACGACCTCGACGACGATAACGGTTACGGCGGCATCTCACAGCATTGACCTTTATGTCGATGGCGTTTACTTCCAAGCCCTCACATCAGGCGTTGCATCGAATGCAATTTCATCTTATGCGGCTCAGTCCTCGAAAAAACTGGAAGTCATCGTCTATGAGGTCGGAAAGACACCAAAGGTCTATACCATCATTACCGCTAGAACAACATAAATAGTGAATCTGGGGTGGCTTAATGAGTCACCCGTTTTCTATTACGGGAGGATTAAACCATGGCAAGACAATTCACACCGATCAAACTGGACAAAACAAGAAATCTTAGATTTGGGATGCGTGCCATTGCCCTCATCGAAGACACCCTAGGCGTTAAAATATCAAAACTTGATCTTGGCGACATTGGCGTCAAGGACCTTGCGGTGTTTATCTGGGCAGGCCTCGCCCATGAGGACAAAAGCCTCACCTGTGAGGACGTCATGGACTTAATTGATGAACACCTCAGCATTCAGGAAGCAAGTGAGATCCTTGGAAAAGCCGTTGAGGCATCTTTCAGCGTCGGAACAAACTCAAAAAACGAATAAACGGCGGCGAGGAACCACTTGACCTGGACTTCGATCAGTTAATGAAAAGCGCCGCCGAAATTGGTCTTAAGCCAAATGAATTCTGGGAGATCACACCCGCTGAACTCTACGCCTTTAGTACTGGTTATAGCCAGCGTGAAAAGGAACTCTATCGCCGGACCATTTATGGGGCCTATTTATCCGCGCGCCTTAGCCGTGTCAAAGACTTTCCAGACCTTAGCGACCTACTGGTACCACTTGAGCGCGATCACCAACAAGCACCAAAGCACGAACAGTCCGCCGAGGAGATGCTTGAGATTATTAAAAGCTTTGATGCCGAAATGAGAAGGGGGCGCTAAAGGATGATGACAAAAGTGGAGATTAAAGGACTAAGAGAACTGAAAAAAGCCTTTGATCGTGTGGGTAAAGCTGCCCTTAAAGAATTTGAGACTGCATCTATTGAAATTGGCGAGGTTGTACTTACAGGTGCCCGCGCTCTCGCCCCTGGACCAACTGGCAGAAAAAGTGGTAAATGGGCGCATGCACCCGGAAACCTGAAAGAAAAAATCAGACTCAAAAAACCTACTGAAAAAGACAAAAATAAAGCCAGAGTCTACTCAACCGTCGGATTCGGTGCGGGCGCTGCCTACGGTGTTCCTGTGGAACTCGGCCACAAACTCAAAATTAACGGTAAAGTCGTGGGTTATGTCGGACCGAAGCCCGGTGGAACAGGTTTCTTAAGGCCTGCCGCTGACCGAAATAAAAGGCTAGCTCATGAGCGTTTTGAACAAGCCCTCAAGACATCACTCGATCAGTGGGTCAAATAGGGGGGGACGATTTTATGGCATGGATAAGAACCCTCACTGTCGGAATCGGAGTCGACCTATCGAAGCTGGAATCAGGCCTTAGAAAAGCGTCAAAAGAACTCTCCCGCGCTGGTGACCAGATCTCTGCACTCGGAAGCAAAATGACTATGGGCCTTACCGTTCCCATTGCTGGGGCCGCGGCTGCTGCGATCAAATATGCTTCTGATATGGAGGAATCCACGAATAAGATTAACGTGGCCTTTGGCAGCAGTGCCGACCAGGTGAAAAAATGGTCGCAAACGACCCTTGAAAGTATTGGTGTCTCTAGGGGAAGCGCTCTAGAGATGGCCTCTCTTTTTGGTGATATGGCAACGGGTATGAAACTCCCGCAAGATGAGGCAGCGAAGATGTCGATGTCTCTTGTTCAACTTGCGGGAGATCTTTCTTCCTTTAAGAATATCGGGATCGATCAGGCGATGACCGCGCTCAAGGGTATTTTTACCGGAGAGTCGGAATCCCTTAAGACCCTAGGCATCGTCATGACCGAAGCCACCCTTAACGCCTATGCCCTTGAGCAAGGCATTGGTAAGACTACCAAACAAATGACCGAAGCTGAAAAGGTCCAGCTCCGCTACATGTACGTGACGGACCGGACCTCAAATGCCCAGGGCGACTTCGCCAGAACCAGCGGAGGTACGGCAAACCAGCTTAGGACCATGAAGGGTGCACTTCAAGATGCCGCAGCTGCCTTCGGGGAAAACCTTCTGCCGGTTCTCACTCCGGTATTAAAACGGGTTACTGAACTCTTGATCGCGTTTGGGAGTCTGAGTGAAGGCTCTAAAAATACAATCCTTGTCGCACTTGGACTCGCAGCGGCAATTGGACCTCTGACCTCGATCATTGGCGGTCTCACCGGTGCGGTTGGCCTTGTTCTTGGTCATTTTGCGAAATTCATCAAGGTCATTCGGACTGGTGGTGGACTAATACATGCGCTGACTGCCCTCATTGGACCAGCTGGCCTTGCTGTTGTCGTGATCACGACCATCGCAGGTCTAGCCTATCTCGTCTATAAGAACTGGAAAACCATTGCGCCATTCTTTGAAGGACTCTGGCGAGTCATCAAGGGTGCCTTTTCGACCG